AGTTATGGCAGAACCAGCAAGTAGAGAACAACTAAAACAGTATGCTTTAAGAGCATTAGGTAAACCAGTTATTGAGATTAATGCTGACGACAATCAATTAGAAGATAGAATTGATGAGGCGTTACAGTATTGGTCACAGTTCCACTATGACGGTATTCGTAGAAGTTACCTAAAGTATCAATATACACAAGCAGATAAAGACAGAGTTACAGCAAACTCTTCTGAATCTGTTACAAAGAATTCAGTAACCACAGCGTGGGAAGAAGGACAAGGTTATATCATTGTTCCCGAGTCTGTTATATCAGTGGTTAACATATTTCCTTTTTCATCTAAAGGTTCGTTAAACTTATTTGATGTAAGATATCAATTGAGATTGAATGACCTTTATGACTTCTCTTCAACTAGTGTTGTAAATTATGACATGGTGATGAGACAACTTGACTTCTTAGACCACATTCTAGTTGGTGAAAAGCCATTAAGATACAACCAACACGACAACAGACTATACATTGATATGGACTGGAAGAATGATTTAAGAGTTGGTGAATATCTAGTTATTGAATGCTACAGAAAAATGGATCCTACAGTTTACACAGACGTGTTTAACGACATTTATTTAAAGAGATATGTTACTGCTCTATTTAAGAAACAATGGGGACAAAACTTATCTAAATTTAATGGCATTGCTATGATTGGTGGTGTCTCACTTAACGGCCAACAGATATATTCAGAAGCGTTAACAGATGTTCAAAAATTAGAAGAAGAAATCCGAAGTACATTTGAATTAAATCCAGCGTTTTTGATAGGATAACAAATGACAGTAAATCACTATTTTCAAGGTGGTAGAGGAATCGGTAATCAAGCTGAGAAGCGATTACAAGAAGATTTAATCTACGAATCAATTAAGATTTTTGGTCAAGATATTTACTATCTTCCGAGAACCTTGGTTAATAGAGATTTAATATTTGGTGAAGATACTTCAAGTAGATTTGATGACTCTTACCTAACCGAAATGTACTTTGAAACCAATGAAGGTTTTGCAGGCGAACAAGAAATCATTAACAAATTTGGTTTAGAAGTTAGAGACGACACTACATTGGTCGTTACTAAAAGAGCATTTGATATGCAAGTTGCAAACTCAGCTAATCTTATTGCCTCTGGTAGACCAAACGAAGGAGATATTTTATATGTTCCTTTGATGTCTTCATACTTTGAAATACTATTCGTAGAAGACCAGGAACCATTTTTTCAATTAGGTTCTTTACCTGTTTACAAACTAAGAGTTACACGTTGGGAATACTCTAGTGAGAAAATTGAAACTGGTAATGAAATACTTGACCAACATGCTGACGACCACAGTTTAGATACTTTATTACACAAGACTTCACTTGAAATTGGACAGACAGTATTAACAGGTCTTGGTTCAATAGAGATGGAAAATTACCATAACTACTCAACAGGCCAAAAAGCATTGTTGATGATGGAAACATATTCAGAAACAGCTAACTTAGCAACACAATCAACTTACGCTAGTAATTTAGATTTAAATACAGAGGCAGGTTATGATACAGTTTCTACGTTAGATGATATATTGGATTTCACTGAAAGAAATCCGTTTGGAGAAGTAGATGAGTAGAGATAGACACTTACAAATAAATGAACACTTAAAAGAGTTGAATAGAAAAAAGCAAGAAATGGTTTTAACTAAGACTCTAAAAAAAGAAGTAGAAACTGGTGCTAATGGCACACAGAAGTATACTATTAAAAACGGTCCTAATAAAGGCAAGGTATTATAATGTTTGGTAATCATTTCTATAACGAGACATTAAGAAGATTGACTATTGCTTTTGGTCAGATTTTTAATAACATCATCATACAAAATACATCTTCTACAGGCGCCATCACTAAAAGATTGCGTGTGCCATTGGCATATGCACCAAAAGAAAAGTTTTTAGTTAGACTAGATGAACAATCTAATTTAGATGACAGAGCCTTTGCGACTACATTACCTAGAATGGGTTTTGAGATTACAGGTTTAGCTTATGACCCTAGTAGAAAACTAACTAGAACGCAGAAACATAGAATTGTTAAAGAAGGCGAAGACGGTAAAGTATTAAACTTTAACTATACACCGGTGCCTTACAATATAAGTTTTACTTTATATTCTTTTACAGCAACTGCTGAAAATGGTCTACAGATTGTAGAACAAATATTACCATATTTTCAACCAGACTTAACAGTAACAGTCAACATGGTTCCTGATATGAATATTAAGAGAGATATACCTATCATTTTAAATGATGTACAGTACGAAGATAGTTACAACGGAACGTTTACTCAAAGACGAGCAGTTATATACACAATGAATTTTACTGCCAAAACATATCTATATGGACCAATGAGTAATCAGAAAGTTATTAAAGAAGTAATTGATGACTTAGCTACAGACTTGCCAAATGCAAGTAGAGAAGAAAGAATAATCATAACACCAAATCCAGCAAGTGCAAACGCTGATGATGATTTTGGTTTCACAACACAAATATTAAACTTTACCGATGGTAAGAGTTATAATCCGACAACAGGCAATGATGAGTAATTTATATGAACAAAAAATTAGAGAATTCAGTTAATGAAATATTAGGCTTAGACCCGGTCTCAGAAGATATTACAGAGAACGAAAACCAAATGGTTGTTAAAGAAACACCAAAGGTGCCTAGAGTAGAAGACAAAGACAAAGGTGATATTGATAATGATTATACTCACAGTAGAGAAAATTATTATAACCTTATAGATAAAGGTAACGAAGCAATCGAAGGTATTTTAGAGATTGCTAAAGAGGGTCAACACCCTAGAGCATATGAAGTTGCTGGACAACTTATTGCTAACGTAGCTACTACAGTAGATAAACTACAAGACCTACAGAAAAAATTAAAAGATTTAAAGGCAGAAACTAAAGGTGCTGATACTAAGATTCAGAACGCTCTCTTTGTCGGTTCAACAGCAGAGTTACAAAAGATGTTGAATAGAAAAGAAACACCGGAGAGTAGAATGGAAAAACAGACTGAAAATGAAATTGTTGAAGGCAAAACTGGTTAACAGTAAAAAGATTGTTGTTGCATTAGACAGTATTAAATATATCAAGTCTATGCCACCACTACAAGAGTTGATGAATGGTGAAGAACTAGAACTGCCAATAGAAGTATGGGAATATAAAAAAGGCACAGGTGAAAAAACTGGTGTTAATGGCACCACATATATTCATAAACCATACATGACATTTAGAGGCAGTCAAAGAGTTAATGCAGCTATACAATTAGGATATACACATATAGAAGCCTTAGTGATGAGGGAAGGTGATGACACACGTTGTTAATGAAAGTTGTATTAAATGCAAACTTATGGACTGTATCGAAGTTTGTCCAGTTGATTGTTTTTATGAAGGCAATAATATGCTGGTCATTAATCCAGACGAGTGTATTGATTGTGGCGTTTGTGTACCAGAGTGTCCAATTGACGCAATTGTTACAGACGACAAGGCAACAGATTTAATGATAAAGGTTAATGAAGAGTATTCTAAAATATGGCCAAATATAACAGAGAATGAAGTATCTCCGTTTGGTGATAAACATAAAGATGAAGATGATAAGTACAATAAATATTTCAGAGAGAATATAAAATAATGACAGACGCATATCTAGGTAACCCCAATCTAAAAAAGATTAACACTCCGGTTGAGTTTACTAAAAAACAAATTTTAGAATATCAAAAGTGTGCTAATGACCCTATCTACTTTATGGAAACTTATATCCGTATTGTATCACTTGATGACGGTCTTGTACCTTTTGCAATGTACGATTTTCAAAAACATATTGTACAGACAATTCACGATAATAGATTTACTATTTGTAAACTACCAAGACAGTCTGGTAAGTCTACAACCACAGTTTCATATCTATTACATTACGCATTGTTTAATCCTAATAGTAACATTGCTATTCTTGCCAACAAATCATCTACAGCTAGAGACATTTTAGGCAGAGTACAACTTGCTTATGAAAATTTACCTAAGTGGATGCAACAAGGAGTTATCAACTGGAACAAAGGTAACATTGAATTAGAAAACAAATCGGTCATTGTGGCGGCTGCAACATCTTCAAGTGCCATTCGGGGTGGTTCATTCAACATCATCTTCTTAGATGAATTTGCTTTCGTACCTACTAATATTGCCGAGGCCTTTTTTAGCTCAGTTTATCCTACAATTTCTTCTGGACAAAAAACTAAAATGATAATCGTATCCACACCTTATGGTATGAATATGTTTTATAAGTTATGGACAGACGCAGAGAATAAACGAAACGATTATGTTCCTATTGAAGTGCATTGGTCAGAAGTACCAGGTAGAGATGAAAAGTGGAAAGAAGCAACAATAAGAAACACCTCACCTGAGCAGTTTCAACAAGAGTTTGAGTGTGAATTTTTAGGTTCTGTAGACACACTAATTAATCCTTCTAAAATTAAAACACTTGCATATATGGACCCTTTGACTGCCAGTGGTGGTGTAGATGTATTTGAACACCCTATAAAAGGTAAAGAATATGTTTGTACAGTTGACGTTGCAAGAGGTGTAGAAAAAGATTACTCAGCGTTTGTAATATTTGACGCAACACAAATGCCTTATAAAATTGTAGCAACGTATAGAAGTAACGATATTAA